GTGTATATTTTATTAACTATACAACTGGTTCATTTACCAAAAACGGTTCTGGTGAAGTAACCGCTTTACCTTCAGGTTCAACAGTCTATTATTACCAATTGAAAGGAACATCAGCCTATACTGAAACTGTCAATACATCTCGTGAAAACGGAACAACATTCTTTTCGCAAGAGGCAACTCTTAACTTAAAGAAATTGACGAATGAGATGACAACACAATTAAAGTTGATGGCTTACGGCCGCCCTCAAGTAGTAGTTTGGACAAACGCAGGAGATGCATTATTAGTAGGCGAAAAGCTTGGTGCTGATGTAACTGCTGGTACTATCCAAACTGGTGGAGCATTGGGTGACTTATACGGATACTCTGTAACCTTAACAGGTATGGAACAACTTCCGGCAGCTTTCATATCAGGAAGCACAACAACTAGTCCATTCGCTGGATTGGCAGTACAACCGACAATAGTATATAACTAAAGATAGTTGGGTAGAGAGTAGGGAAAAATTGGGAAGCTGAAAGGTTTCCCTTTTTTTATTTGTTTATATCAGTTTTTTTTCGTAACTTTGAGTTCAGTTAAGTTTTACTGCTAATGTTATACAATACTGATAATGATTAGTTAATTTGTTATAAAGTATAGATAAATAACAGATAATGCTTTCTTATTTCGGTACAGGTTCAAACTATTTCAGTATTCATACTGCACCTTTCTTGTCTTCAAGTTCTAATTTAGTATTGAATGTAGAAGATATGTACTTATTAACTACACAATCTTTCAGTATAAGTGGTAGTGCTTTTGTATCTTATGATAATTATGAAAGTATTTTATCATTCTCTTTACAATTACCAACAACTTCTGTTGCATATGAATACAGATTAGAATTAACTAATACTGGTTCTACTATCTACAATGGTACTATGCAAGTTTATGCTTCACAAAGTGTAAACAAAACAGAGTATGTAAATCAAAATACCCAATATAAATCTAGACTCTCTGGTAATGAGTTTATCATAATTCAATAAGATGGATAAAAAACAAAACTTTTCGGTAGTTCAACTACAACAACAAGATGTAACTGCAGTCTTTGAAGATATTAAAACTAGATACGAATGGGTACCTGTTGGTATTTTAGGACAGGATGATTATTTCCAACTAATAACAGATGCCTTTAATACATCTACTACTACTTCAGCTTGCGTTGAAGGTATAGCAGATTTGATATTTGGTAAAGGTTTATATTCAAAGAATGAAGCATTCAAAGCTATACTACCTAAACTTATACCACAAGAAGAAACAAAAAGAGTAGCATTTGATTTGAAACTATATGGTAATGGTGCTTATCAGGTCTATTGGAATAAAGAACACACTAAAGTAATAAAGTTTTACCATGTCCCAGTCCAAAATCTACGAGCTGAAAAGCTATACTCTAATCCCAGAATTGAAAACTATTTCTATTGTACTGATTGGAAAGACCAAAAGGCACAGAAACACAAGCAGAAAATCCCAGTCTTTGGTACTTCAAACGAAAATGTAGAGATACTTTACATAAAGAACTATTCACCTGGTCATTACTATTACTCTCTACCAGATTGGATTGCTTCATTGCAGTTTGCTTATGTAGAAGCTGATTTATCTAACTTACACTTAAACAATATAGCAAATGGGTTTATGCCAGTTGTTATGGTTAATTTTAATAATGGTGTACCTGCTCCGGAAGAAAGACAAGTAACGGAGAATATGATTGAAGATAAGTTTACAGGCAGTAGAAATGCTGGTAGATTTATGCTTTCATTCAACGATGACCCTGCTCTAAAACCAACCATAGATGTTATACAAACAGACAACCTACACGAAAAGTATCAGTATGTTGCAGATTATGCGCAAGATAGAATCCTTGTAGCACATAGAGTAACTTCATCTTTGTTGTTTGGTATTCGTTCTGCTAACAATGGTTTCTCATCACAGAGTGAAGAGATGATGACAGCGTACTCTATCTTACAAACGATGACGATAAACTCATTCCAAAACCTCCTATTACAAGCAATAGATGGTGCTTTGATGGAAGGTGGTTGGGAAGATTCACAGTTGTTTATTGACCAATTAACTCCCCTATCTATCTTATCACAAACTGCAGAAGATACAGGACAAACGGTTGAGGATGTACAAACGGATGTAAATGAAACAATGGATAATCCAGATGTAACAGATTCTAATGACGAAAACAAAGTTATAGAACAAAAAGTAGTAAGACCATCTCAAGCATTCTTCAAACAAGAATACGAGAGATACGAAGATTAAGATAAAATAAAACTATGCCACAAACGCCAATACCATTATTTATCAGCCGTAATGATATAATCAAAAACTCACCTTTGCAGGGAGCTATTGATGCTGATGCTTTATTACCATTTGTAAATACAGCTCAAATCAAATACATTAAAGATTTGCTAGGAACTGTCTTATATGATTATATTGGTGCACAGATATTAGCTGGTACTACTGCTTCATTATCTGTATATTATCAAGACTTAATTAACGAACATATAAAGAATACTTTGATATGGTACACTTGCGTAGAGTATATACCATTTAGTGCAATATCGTTTAAGTCACAAAGTGCAGTTAAACATTTAAGTGACCAATCGGTAGCACCATCTAAAACAGATATAGATTTTCTTACAGGTAAGTGTCAATCTAATGCAGATTACTTTGCAACAAGAATGCAAAACTACCTAATTGCTTATAGTACAGAAATACCACAATACTTACAGAGTGTTGGTAATGCTACAATGATATTCCCTAATATGGCTAATGCATATTTCGGTGGTATTCAATTAGATTAAATAAAATAACCTATGGCTATAACTAACAATACTGGAACTAACTTTACTTTATATTATAACGTTCTTAATTATTTTAAGACTATTTCAGCTAATCACCCACAAATCCGTTTCTCAACTCAAGGAGACGTTTTTTCGGTGGATGAAAGAGAGTTTCCAGCGTATCCTTTATCTAACATACTCATTACAAATGCAGTATTTACTGATAAATCTACTGTATATACTTGTCAGCTTACTGTTGCTGATAAAGTTAAAGTTCTAGCTAACCAATCAACAGGCGATACTAACGCACAAACTATACCATTCTATGATGTAGATGATGTAGTTGATATACACGCCAATACTCTTGCTATCCTGAACGATTTAACTTCTTATACACAATACTCCCAACAAGCCTTTTTGGTTGAAGGAGAGACAAGCTGTGTACCATTTAGAGACCAATTTGATAATGGTTTAGCTGGGTGGGTTGCAACGTTTGATTTATTAGTTCATAATGATAGACCAAGATGTCTATATAATCTGAACCCATAGTATGTATCAGTTAAAAGATGTAGCTGCAGTTCTTAAAACTCAAACTCAAGTAGGATTGAGACCGGGTAGGAATTGGAGAAAGGCTTACATTACTGGTAACTTATTTAATTCAGTAAAGGTAAAGATTAGATCATCTACTAAAGCTATATCAGCTACCTTAACAATATCCTATCTATTCTATGGTAAATACATTATAGATGGTGGTAATAGTAGAGCAAGATATAAAGCAGGTCCTCGTCCATTTACACAAGCAGCAATGGGTAGTACAGAGTTTAAACAATCTGTTCAATTATATCTAAAGGATAGTATAGACCTTAAAATAATGAAGGCATTTAAAAAGGCACAGAGAGAGTTCAATAGGGCAAAGTAGACCATCCACTATATTTTTTTGGATATGGGTTATATTAGTAAACATTTAATAACCGATGTCTTTACTAATTACACAAACACCTACATCTGTATCACTTGCACAATCTCCACTAATCTTTACATTAGCAGAGAATACGCCAGTCATCACATCTAGTTCGTTTCAATATACTGCTGATTTATTTATATGGAGCGGTAGTGTTAATGCAGCAGCTACTGCATCTAATTATGTATTAGTAAAGTTTCCTAACCCATCTAATGTGGGCATCTTTGATGTTAGTAGAATTGTTAATTCAACTTTAACTAATTACCTACAAGCAACACCATCATCAGCTAGATACTTTAAGATAAATGCTAATTGGCAATATAAGAGTGGAAGTGTTTTTATTACAGGTTCAAATGTAACATCATCTATCTATACTGCATTAGATGGATACTCTACTTTTCAGGAAGCAATATCACAACCCATTGAAAATAAAACACCATACTGGCCTTTAATGACAGATGGGCCTGTTACTCAATCTGCCTTTATAGATAATTACGGATTAAGTGGAGTATATACTGGAGCAGGTGCAAGTTTTAGACCAACCAGTGTAAAATATGTAGGTTCTAATGGTAGTAGTGGTAGTTATGCAGTACAACCAACAGGTTCTGCTACACAACATCTTATTGCACAATATCCAATAGGACCAGGTGAATTATCTTTTC